GTTACCTTATAGATTTTAATGGTAATAAAGATGCTAATGACTTTTTGTTAGAACACGGTGCAGACAAACTACGCGATGCTATACACACTGCGCGACCTGTGCCATTAGAAAATGTATCAACTTTAAAAGATGTAGAAGATGAACTTAGAGACTTTGTTAAAAACGGTTTTAAACCCGGTTACCAAATTGGACTTGAAAACTTCGACAAGATTTTTTCTACTTACACTGGGCAGTTTATTACTGTCACTGGTATCCCTAGTTCTGGTAAGTCTGACTTTGTTGATCAAATGGTTGTTGGTTACAATAATTTATACGGTTGGAAAACTGCGTATGCAAGTCCAGAAAATCAACCAGTATATCTCCACGCTCACAAACTCATGCGAAAAACGTGGCAAGATATGCCATCACCAGGAGATATCGGAGGAGGCAAATGGAAAGAGGTAGCAGACCACGTAAACGATAATTACTTCTTCATTGATATGGATAAATATAGTTTGGAATCTGTATTACGTAAAGGTGCTGAACTAGTTAAACGTAAAGGTATCAAGTGTCTAGTTATTGATCCATTTAACAAGATCAGAGACACAAACGCGGCTTCAGATGATGTAAATCGTTATACAATGGATTATTTAGCTAAGATTGAATCTTTTTGTAAAAAGTATGATGTACTTACGTTTATTGTAGCACACCCAACTAAAATGTATAAAGGCCAAGACGGCAAAATTGAAGAGCCTACAATGTACAATATTAAAGGTGGTGGTGAGTGGTATGACGCTAGTTATCATGGTTTATTGGTACATAGAGATTATGAAGCTAAAACTACTAAAGTTAAAGTTCTAAAGGTTAAATTTCAAAACTTAGGTGAAAATGGAGCTGAAAGCCATTTTACTTGGGAACCTAAATCTGGAAGTTTTATTCCGCATCAACAAGTGGTTGAAGAAGGTGAACCAATGCCTTGGGAATCATAATGGCTTTTAAAAAATGGAACAGATCTCCTAGTAAAAAACCACCTAAAAAATCTTGGAGTATAGATGAGATGAAAATAATAGGTTGGTGTTTAAATAAAAGAATAGGTATAGGAATAAGTCCTGATTGGAAAGACAGTATGAATAGGTGGCAAATTGATATAAATATAAATGGTAAAATACATACGGATCCTAATAAATATGATGACGATGTAGTTTACAACAAAGTTAACGAATATTATAAATACTATTATGATAAACACAATAAATAATAAAGTCTTTAGAAATGCAAACGAAGCATATGAATATTTACACGATCGCATAATACAAGATGGTGTAGAATTTGCAGGTACTAAAGCATTATTTAATGTTGGGTTTTATATTACAGACTCACAAGATAATAAAATAATAAACAAAGAACGTAACTGGAAACAAGAGTATGCCGAAGCTGAATGGCAATGGTATTTATCTGGTGACCCAAGTACTGAAAAGTTAGGTGAGATATATGGTAAGATACCTGAAATATGGAAACGCATGGAAGATAATTCTGGTAATGTAAATTCCAATTATGGTTGGCAATGGCAACGGTACGGTCAACTAGATAAAGTCATAGGTCAATTAGATTTTAATAATGAAACTAGACAAGCTGCAATATCTATTTATGATGGTAAAGAGATAAATAAATATGCTAACGACACACCTTGTACTTACGCTGTGCAGTTTACGATTGTGCACGGTAGGTTAGATATGTGTGTAACTATGCGTAGCAACGATCTTTGGTATGGTTTTTGCAATGATCAATATTGTTTTTCTAAGCTACAAGAGATGGTCTCTAATGAATTAAATATTGAACCAGGTGTATATTATCATTTTGCACATAATATGCACTTATATAATAATAAAATATAAATAATATGGAAAATTTTATAAAAGTATATCCAAATGTTATTTCTGATAAAGTTTGTGATTATATAATTAAATGTTTTGAAAAGTATGAAAGTCGCCCAGGAAAAGTTGGTGGTGGTGAAATAGAATTAAATGTAAAAAATTCTGCTGATTTAAATTTACTTGAACATTCATATCAACACGATCATTTATTAAAAATGGGTGTATCAATTCAAAAAGATCAAGTATTATATGACGAGCCTCTTGATAAAATTATTATACCTGAAATATATAAAGCCATGAGGACTTGTTTAACTAAGTATAACAAAGCTCATCCAATTAGTAGTGTTGGTCCAACTAGCATATGGCCGGACGATGTTACTGATTTTGACGTTTGGCAGCACTTCCACGATGTAGTAACTGTAGATACAAGAGCTATATTATGCAAAAAATATGACAAAGGAAAAGGATATTTTAATTGGCATATGGACAAAGGACATAATAATTGTAGAAGTCAAAATAGAGCTTTTATAACTATGTTTTATTGTAACGATGTTGAGAAAGGCGGCGAAACGGAATGGAAATACTTTGATATTAAAGTAAAGCCAAAAAAAGGATCTGTAGTTGTTTTTCCAGCAGATTGGGCTTGGTTACATAGAGGTAATATGCCAGTAAGTGATGATAAATATATATGTAATATTTGGTGGTGTTTTAGAAGTCCTTATTTAGCACAAGAGATGAGTAAAGATGTGCCTCATTGGTCAATTGATGATTTATACTTACCATAAAATGAAATATTACTTATATCACATACCAGGAAAAAAGGTTGGTGTAACAACCAATCTTGAAGAGCGTGTTCACAAGCAACAAGGTTATTACCCTGGCGAATACGAAATAATAGAAACATCTGATGATATAGATTTTATATCTGCAGGTGAAAGAATAATGCAAAAATGCTACGGCTATAAAGTAGACGAAGTATTATATAGTGAACTTAAATTTAATAAAAATATGAACATAAATATAACAGAACAAACAACAACATTTCCTTGTCCAGTTAATAAATTAAAAGGACAACTCATGGATAACACAGGTATGACATGGGAAACAGAACATGGTTCTTGTATAATAACAAAAGAATCTATAAAATGGATATTGAAAAATGTTCAAACATCTAAATATAACGATCAACGTTGTTATATTTATAATAAAGCTTTTGCTAGATGGTTTGACAATAACGATGCTTATCCTAGAACTGGTGGTATTATGACTGATCACGTAAAAACAAATGGTAAAGCTAATCAATTTGATTTAATTAGATTATGGGCCAGTGAAAGAGGATTATACGATAAAGGTGATCCTAAAACTCAAGCCTTAAAACTAGTTGAAGAAGTTGGTGAAACTTGTAGGGCTATACTTAAAGAAGATACTCCAGAAATAATAGATGGTATTGGTGATTGCGTAGTTGTGCTGACTAATTTAGCTGAATTATGTGGAACACCGATAGAAAAGTGTATAGCACAAGCGTACGATGAGATAAAAGATAGAAAAGGAAAAATGAATAACGGAACGTTTAAAAAAGATTAATATGAGAATACTAATTATGTTGTTGCTAGCAACTCAAATACAGGCTCAAGTTAATCCATGTGATT